AAGCCGTGGGCCGCGAGCGCCGCCGCCTCGGCCGCGTCGATGTCGACGCAGCCGTCCGCGCCGATTGCGAGAAAGCGGCCGTCGTGGACGAGGCCGCAGCAGCCTTCGGGGGCACGCATCTTCATCGTCGCCTCCCTCAGCCGTTGCCGATGTTGGTGATGAGCGCCAGCGAGGGCGGAAAATAGTTCTGCAGCACCTCGTCGGCATAGATGCCATATTCGTAGCGGCGCGAGCGCAGCGGCCATTCGATCTGATAATAGTCCTGCCGCGTCCGGATCTGCACGACGTTGGCGACGCCGGCGAGCGGGTAAGGCAGGCTGCGCGTCGTCATCAGCAGCGTGCCGGCCGGCATGTTCGGATGCACGCGGATGTCGAGGACGCTGCCGCCCTGCATGGAGAAGCGGTTCAGATAGCTCCGCACCATGATGCCGCCGCCGACCGCGTCCTGCCGCGATTCGAAGACGAAGCGCTGCGCCGCCGTGGCGGACCCCGCGACGATCTTCCGCGAAATGTTGAGCGCCTCCTGCGAGTTGACCCAGATCGTGTCGGGCGACAGGCGGTGGTTGTCCCACATGGACTTCAGCGCCGCGTCGATCTCGACGATGCCGCCGGCCGAATCCGAGGTGAGCGGCGTGCCGGTGCCGGCGGTGCCCGACGCCTGCGTGGCGATATAGGCGCCGGACCCCGCCTTCACCGCCTGGACGATCAACCCGTCGAAGGCGAGCGCGTTGGCGGAATTGTCGGCCGTGCCGAGCGAGGCGGCGGTCTGGGTGCCGGTCGCCGCGGCGGCGATCGCAAGCGAGTTGATGGTAGTGATCGCGCCGAGCGCTTCCGAACCCGCCGCGCCCCAGAACCAGGCGTAGCCGAGCGCGCCGGCGACCGGCGTCACGCTGGCGCGCAGGAGATGCGTCGCGTTGCCGTCGTTGGCCGTCGTGATCGTCGCATTGGTGGAGGGCTTGGCCGCGCCGCCGCCGAAGGTGTCGGAGGTGCCGTCGGTGTTGGCGCGGGTGATCTGCCCCTGGATGCCGCCGGCGACGGAGGCGTTCATGATGCCGTCGAGCGTCAGCGCCACGCAGACGACGCTGACGGCGGTGTTGGCGGCGAGGCTGCCGCCGGTCCCGACGTCGGACAGCGTCGGCGTTGGCGTGGTGCCGAGCGCCAGCGAGCCGCAGCCGCCGAGAATCATCGCCTCCTCGCCGAGCATCAGCGCCTCGAGGCCCGTCTTGGCGGCGGCGGAGCGGATGTCGTCGAACCCCTGGCCGGCGTATTGCGCCTCGAAGTCGACGCTGGTCTCGACGCCGATGCCTTTGTATGAGGCGGTGTAGTCGGTGGTGGCGACGGCGAGCGCGCCGCCGCGGTTGGCGGTCGAGACGCCGAAGCGCAAGCCGGACGTGTTGATCGCGGTGATCGCGCGCCAGTTCGCCTGGATGCCGCCGACGCCGGAGACGCGCGGGATCATGTTGCGCAGCGGCGTCAGCACCGGATAGATGAACTTCGCGCCGGTCTCGAGGTCGTAGAAGGTCAGACCGGAGGTAGCGCTCGCGTTTTCGGTGAAGGTGCTTTTGGCGAGCCCGCCCGCGAGTCCGGCGAGCGGACGCTGCTGCGCCGCGCGGAGCCCATCGAGGGCGCTCTGCGAATTGGTTTCCATGGTCATCGGTGTGCTCCTTGCGAAAGAGGATCGGATTTTTGCGCCCTCACCCTGAGAGCCTGGTCGAAAACAGCTCTTCGATTCTCCCCGGCCTCATCCTTCGAGGTTCGCTCCGCGAACTCTGCAGGACGAGGGTGGTGGAGAACGGACGGCGCGTCACGGCCGCATGAAGCGGCGGCCGTTGCGCTGCGCGAGCTTGATCGCGAGCAGAGAGAGCGCGTCGGGGTCGGCGAGCAGCGCGTCGAGCGGGGGCTCGTCCGCCGCGCCGATGTCTTGCGATTTGGCGATCGTGCGGGTGCGACCGCTCAACGGCAGCGGCAGGGGTTGCGCCTCGATGCGCTTCACCCGCTCCAGCACGTCGGCGAGCGTGGCCGTCAGCGTGTCGAAGCGTTTTTCGAGACCGCCTGGCGGCGCCGCCTTGCTCGCGGCGCAGCTCGCGCCGAGGTCGACCGAGAGGTCGTGCAGACCTTGGATGCGTTCGAGATCGGCGGCGCTGTTGCGCGCGCCGCGCTTGTGCAGGCTGGACGTCGGCAGGATTTTGGCGGCCGCATCCGCGCTCGGCAGAAGACGCGCCGTCTCGGCGTCGACGACGCCGCGCAGCAGGCCGGCCGCGCGGACGATGAGCGTCTGCAGCTCGGTCAGCACCGCGCCCGCCTCCGGCGCCATGGCGGCGGCGAGCACGGCTGAGCCACGCAGCCATTCGAGGTCCTTCACGAGTCCGGCGAGGCGCGCGGAGTCCTCGAAGCTCTTGGCGAAGGGCCGGCGCTCGCGCGAGCCGTCGCGCTTGATCATCTCGAAGCTCGATTCGGCGAGGCAGGGCAGGTCGACGAGCGAGACCTCGCTCGGGTTCGCCGTATAGCGCAGGCGACCCTCGGCGTCGGTCCAGCGCCTCACATAGCTACCGCCCTGGCTGAAGCCGGTGTAGACGCCCTCCTCGACCTTCGCCCATTCGGCGTCGTCGACGACCTTGGCGCAGATTTCGATCTGCTTCGCCGCGTCGTTGAAGGTCAGCGCCGTCACTTTGCCGGCGGCGACCGCGCCATGCATGGCGCGCAAATTCCCGCGCGAGCGGCCGCCGGTCGATTTGGCGATCTCTTCCGACCATTTTTCATAATAGGGCCTGGTCGACTCATAGTCGCAGATCTCGCCGGCGCGGTCTTCCGCCTCCGCGGTGGCGACGCCATAGACGAGCCGCTGGGCCGCATCGACCTTGGTGATGGGTATGAACATGCGCAGCGCGGACATGGCGCCTCCTTCTCGTGTTAAAGGATGTTTGATTTCCACGCCCTCATCCTGAGGTGTTCGCGAAGCGAACCTCGAAGGATGTGGATTGGGTGCGTCGGCCCATCCTTCGAGGCTCGCTGCGCTCGCACTTCAGGATGAGGGGGTGTTCGCTCGCCGCCGTCATTGCGAGCGCAGCGAAGCAATCCAGGCAGCCGTGGTTGGATTGCTTCGTCGCTTTGCTCCTCGCAATGACGTGCTTCAGGTCGCCTGGAGCTGCTCATCCTTCGAGGCTCGCTGCGCTCGCGCCTCAGGATGAGGGGTGTTCGTTCGCCACCGTCATTGCGAGCGCAGCGAAGCAATCCAGGCAGCCGTCGATGGATTGCTTCGTCGCTTTGCTCCTCGCAATGACGTGCTTCAGGTCGCGTGGAGCTGCCCATCCTTCGAGGCTCGCTGCGCTCGCACTTCAGGATGAGGGGGTGTTCGTTCGCCGCCGTCATTGCGAGCGCAGCGAAGCAATCCATGCAGCGGCGCCCGTGGATTGCTTCGTCGCTGCGCTCCTCGCAATGACGGCCAACGTCAGCTCGGCTCCGCCGCCGCGCCGAGCGGCACGTAGCCGTTCGTCGTCAGCGCCATCGGCCGGTCCGCATCGGCCTCCGCCAAAGGCGCCCGGCCGAGCGCGGCGCGCGCTTCGTTGATGGTGAGGATGCCTTTCGTCGCGTAGCTCGACAGGATCGCCTCCTGCGCCACGGGGTCGAGCTCGCGGTCGGCGGCCCAGGCGAATTCGAGGTCGGCCGCGCCGAACTGGTCGGCGAGTATGTCGTCGATCAGCGCCTTCACCCAGCCGAGCACGGGCAGCAGGCCCTCTTCCTCGGAGAGCTCCTTCTGCGTCTCGGCGGTGGCGCGATTCATCGCTTGCGTCAGCGCCTGCGGCGAGATCGAGAAGGCGAAGCAGACGATGCGCGCCAGCCATTCGTCGAAGGCGGATTTGAGGTCCGGCTCCTTCGTCTGGATGAAGGTCTTGGCGATGCCGCCGGGGACGAATTTCGCGCGCCGCCGGCGGCCGAGGTCGCCGTCGAAATAGGCGTCCCAATAGTTCTGGTAGGTCGCGATCTGGTCCGGCGTCCAGCTGTCCGGCACGCCGATCAGGCTGTCGGGCACGTTGCCTTCGGTAAAATAGTCGAGCAGGAACGTCTGCCGTCTCAATGCGATGTTGACCGTGGTGACGATCTGCTCGACAGGGCTGAAGCCATAGACGCGATTGACGCGAATATTGCGCGGCCGATAGATGAGGTCGCGGGCTGAATAGTCGACCGCCGGAAGCCCCTTCAGAACCTGCTGATAGGCGGTGGGCGTGATGAGCGTGCCGTTCTCGACATAGGGCTGCGGCGCCCGGCCCCAGTCGTCGATGACGGGCTTGATGGTCGCCCCGTCGAGCGGCATGAGGCCGATGAGGCTGCCGCCCCGGTCGCGCTGCAGGAACAGCGCCGGCGCGTCGGTGACGAACACCTCTTCGAGCAACAGCCGCAGCCAGTCGGACCAGCCGTGCAGCCCGTCCGGACGGCGCAGGAACCGCGTGAGCGCCGCCAGGCGCGGATCGTCGGTCGCGCCGCCGTCGCGCGGCTTGAGCGCCCAGCCCATGCGGGCGATCTGGTCCTTGCGCGTCTCGAGGACGAGACGCAGCAGGTCATAGCCGTCGGCGAGCGCCCGCAGCGTGGCGAAGCCGAGCTGCGCGTTGGCGCGCGGCAGCGTGTTCAGATTGTAGCCGCTCGGATAATCCCATTGCCGGCCGGCGAC